ACGTGGATCTGTCTTACAAAATATATAATCTCACCCTGACGAACAACTCCGATTATATAGCCAGCGTTTTTGTCGATATGACGTTTCCGTCCGGCGCCAGCGTTACCCAGATTTTAATGGGGAACAGACCGGGCCAGTCTTGGTATGATGCATCTCTCGGCGAGTTCTATGGCATTATTCCGGTTAGAGTGGAAAATGAAGGAATTACCGTCGGGGAAATTGATGATTTTACTGGAATAACCTTAAACAGCCCGGCTTACTTATGGGGGCAGATTGTTTCCTCCGTGATAGATCAAATGGCAGATGTATGCGGTGCTTGGTGGGAAATCACCCCGGATAAGGTCTTCAATATGCGGTATACCTACAACCGAAGCACCGCGCCGATCAGCCTTGATTCCGATTCAGCGGTTTATAACGTAAATGTCACCCGCGATTCTTTTACCATGTATTCCGCTGTCCGGGTGGTCGGCGGACAAAGCAAAGGCCAATATCAGGAATTCCAAATCAAAAGTAACGGGGAAACCGGACTTCGCTTTGAAAGGCTCTCGCCTCAAATCGTTAGATGCAAATATCCTCTGTACTCTATGAGTAATGCAATTCAAAGCGGAGCTACATCTTCAACCGTGCCGGCTAATGTAAAAATTGGATTCAACGGAATTGACGATGACGACGACACGGTACAGGCGTTAATGAGTTATGGCGGATATGAAATTGAAATGAAAGACGGTTACGAATGGCTTGATCTTTCAAACGGCGGGTATATCCAGGTTAATGGATATCCTTTAATCCAGGTCTACTCGCGGCTGGTTGATGGAGACCTAAGAGAAAAAATCAAAGCCCAAAGAGGCGGCTCCGGTATTATTGAATATCTGATCGAAGATGAAACCATAGTAGATTTTTCAGACGCTGCTTTAAATGCGGAAACATTTTTGCAGCGTGCTGCGCAGCCAGCCTTTACGATTTCATTTTCCACATTAATTCCCGGCTGGTCTGCGGGACAGCTTCTGACTGTAGATCTTCCATACTTTAATACATTTGGAAATTTTCAGGTGACTTCTGTTTCCGCTAAGAGTATCTTGTCTGAAGACAGCGGAACTATATGGGAATATTCGGTAGAAGCTTCCACCATTTCATACCGTGATAAAACAAAAACGCTATTTTTCCAGCCTAAAAAAATCACGTTCGAAATGGACGGAAGTCTCCCGGCTGCTGACGGCCAGTATATTAACGACGATATTAATATTCAAACTTATATTATGGCGTTTAAAACGCAGCCGATGGACTGGCGCACGTTAGAAGGAATCGCTCCCAGCTGGACCGTTTGGGAAGAAATCTTTCCTTCGTGGCTTGTGTTTGAAAAAGCCGCCAACGTAAATACATGGAGCGAAATCGAAAGCACAATCAAAAACTGGCGCGGCTGGGAAAAAGCATATCCGTCTTGGGTTGTTTTTGAAGAACTCATAAAGGGGTGGTACTACTTGGGAAACTATTTAACGCCTTTTGCGAAACAAAAACTGCTGAAGCTTATTCAAGGGCAGGGAGCTGCCGGGGATTTATCCGGAATTAATCTAGTATCAGATTTATATTTCACCACAGATGCATCAAGTAATTTTCATCTGCCGCCAGCAGATATTGTTGAAGTTAGTTCAACCAGTGTTACAGCCACTTATTATCTACTGCCAGATCAACTCCAGGAGAAAATATCCGGCCTGCAAATGTATTATAACGGCTCTCAACAAAACGAACCGATTCTTCAAGCCGCCGTTAACATAGACCGTTCTCCGGATAACCCGGAAGGTGAATTTGCTATGACGCTCAGCGTCAGACATGCCATTTTATAAAGGAGGAGCACTATGAGCTATCAATCCACAACGCCAAATTTTGATTTACCGCAATGGGTATATTCTGACCCGCCGCAAATGAACGATTTTAATACCGCTTTCGCTAACATTGACGAAAAAGCTATACCAAATGATGAAAAAGGTGCAGCTAATGGTGTAGCAACCCTAAACAGTTCCGGCAAGCTGGCTCAAATGCCGTCTGCCTCTGATGTGGGAGCAGTTCCCACCACGCGAACCGTGAACGGTAAGGCGTTATCGTCCAATATTTCTTTGACCGCCTCTGATGTAGGAGCGGTGCCAACCTCCCGCAAGGTGAACGGCAGAGCATTGTCGAGCGATATCAACATAACCTCAGGAGATGTTTTCGCTCAAACCACCACAGTTGAAAACGGAACTAATTTTAATAACCTGAAAAATCCGGGCATCTATGTGCAGTCCTCTAACGCGGAAGTTACAAACAACACTAATATGCCAACAAAAGAAGCTTTTATTATGACTGTATATATGGCTAACTGGAAAGATAATTCAATACAGGTATTCTGTAATTCTACCGGTTCGAAGATGTATTGGCGCACCTGGCAGGCTTACGGCGATGTGTGGGGGGCGTGGAGACAAGTAATTGGATCCAATGGCGGCAATGTTACAATAAATAACAGACTTCAGCTCACCGGAACGCAATACCCTCAAATTTACGGAAACGGTACTTCATTGCAATTAGGCGTAGACACTAACGCCGTTGTCGGCGTTGTTTTACAGGGAGGCGTATTCAGGGAAGCGGGCGACGGATCGCTTAATTTAGGAAACGGTTCTCACAGGTGGGCGGTTGTTTATGCCAAAACAGGTTCCATAAACACCTCTGACCGAAACGAGAAAAATACAATTGCCGATATTGATCCGGAACAGGCTGAAAAGCTCATTATGGGATTGAAACCCAGCACCTTTAAATTCAACGACGGCACCAGCGGCAGAACCCACTGGGGGTTGATCTCTCAGGATATCGAGGAGCTCCTTCCACAGATCGGAATGTCGGATTTGGATTTCGCCGGATTCATCAAGACCCCAAAAACAGAGGATTATTACGAGGACGTTCCCGAGACTGTCACAGACGAGGAAACCGGAGAGGAAAAAACTGTAACACGGAAAGAGTTGAAAACCCGAACCGTAGAGGGCGAATATGTATACGCTTTGCGTTACAGCGAATTTATTGCCCCTTTAATCTGCATGGTGCAGAAGCAGCAAAAGCAAATTGAGAATTTAGAGCGGCGTTTATCCGCTTTAGAAAACAAGGAGGAAGCAAAATGAAAATCATTGGCATTGATGTATCTACCTGGCAGGGGAAAATCGATTGGAACCAAGTAAAAAACAGCGATGTAAAATTCGCCATTCTCCGTTCCTCTTTCGGTTCTCCGGATCCTTCTCAGGTGGACAATCAGTTTGAAAACAATTACAAGGGAGCCAAAGCCGCCGGGATCCCAGTAGGCGCTTACCACTACGGCTATGCGGTTTCCGAGGCTGAGGCGCGCCAGGAGGCTAAGTTCTTCCTGGACACCATTAAGGGCAAGCAATTCGAATACCCCGTCTATTACGACGTGGAGGACAATGGAACGATGGGCACGCTTTCCCGGCAGACTTTGACCAATGTAATTAAGGCTTTCTGCTCTGAGGTTGAAAAGGCTGGGTATTATGTGGGCGTTTATGCCTCCCTCAGCTGGCTTGACAGCAAATTCTATCCTGACCAGCTTCCCTATGATATCTGGGCTGCCCAGTATTTTACTGAGTGCCAGTACTCCGGCCAATATGGCATGTGGCAGTACACCAGCTCCGGCAGCGTTCCCGGAATCCAGGGCGGCGTGGATATGAATGAGTGCTATCAGGATTATCCTAAGGCCATCAAGGAGAAGGGCCTTAATGGTTTTGATAAGCCAACTCCAGCTCCCGCGCCCGATCCAGCGAAAACGGCAGATGTATACTACCGGGTAAGAACCAAGGCGGACGGCTGGCTTCCCGAGGTGAAAAACCTTGAGGATTACGCGGGATTTACCGGAGCCGTCACTGATGTCGCTGTTCGTGTTTCCGCTGGTTCCGTAAAGTACCGGGTACATATTAAGGGCGGCAGATGGCTTCCCTATGTGACCGGCTGCAATATCAACGACGCAGCAAACGGCTATGCGGGAAACGGTTTGGAGATTGATGCTGTTGAAGTGTATTATTACACTCCGGACAACATCAGGCCGTATAAGAAAGCCAAATACCGGGTCGCTCCTGTGGGCGGAAGCTATTATCCCTGGCAGCATGACAATGAAACCGGAAACGGCCAGGACGGCTACGCGGGCGCTTTTGGCAAACCCATCGGAAAGCTTCAGATTGTAATCGAGTAAGGCGGTGAATCCGATGTCAACAGAAATCATCGTCTCCGTCATTTCTCTGCTGGGAACCATCATGGGAAGCCTGGGAGGCATTTTAGTTTCCAGTCGGCTGACCACCTACCGGATTCAAAAGCTCGAAGAAAGAGTAGCTAAGCACAATAACCTGATTGAAAGAATGTATAAGGTGGAGGACAGCGTAAAAAGCGCCCATCGCCGAATCGACGAGTTAAGGGAGGAACTGAAATGAAAATCAACTGGAAGGTACGGTTTAAAAACCCTGTGTTCTGGTTCAATCTGGCAGCGTCTATTTTCCTGCCCATGCTGGCCTGTCTGGGCTTTAATTGGGAGGATATGACAAGTTGGCAGGCTGTGGGAAACGTGTTCTTACAGGCCGCCCAGAGCCCCGTAATCGTGGTGTCGGTTCTGGTATCTGTATGGAACCTGTTAAACGACCCTACCACTAAGGGCCTAAGTGATTCCAGTCAGGCGCTTACTTATACCGAGCCTAAGAAAAGTGAATAATAGAAAGACAGCCCCCGGGAATTTTCCTGGGGGCTTTTTTGTTTTTTATGGCATATTAGGGAAAATATTTGCATTACTAATCTATAAATGAAAACACTTTACGCAATACTTAATAATAACACCATAAATTGTAAATTTTAACTCTTAATTCTTGAATTTTTAAGTACTAGGTGGTAATATAAATGCACAAGAAGAAAACAAACTTTAAAAATAAAGAAAGGAGAGACAACATAATGTCTGTTT